TCCTTGTAATCCTTGTGTGCCTAAACCTGTTGTTCCTTGTAACCCTTGTGTACCTGAACCTGTTGTTCCTTGTAATCCTTGTGTACCTGAACCTGTTGTTCCTTGTAATCCTTGTGTACCTGAACCTGTTGTTCCTTGTAATCCTTGTGTACCTGAACCTGTTGTTCCTTGTAATCCTTGTGTGCCTAAACCTGTTGTTCCTTGTAATCCTTGTGTGCCTAAACCTGTTGTTCCTTGTAATCCTTGTGTGCCTAAACCTGTTGTTCCTTGTAATCCTTGTATACTTGAACCTGTTGTTCCTTGTGTACCTTGATTTCCTTGGATACCCTGTCCAGCAAATGATCCTGGAATTCCTTGTAGTCCTTGTTGTCCTTGTAGTCCTTGTGGTCCTAAAGGACCTTGGATACCCTGTCCAGCAAATGATCCTGGAATTCCTTGCATTCCTTGTATACCCTGTATGCTTTGTGTACCCTGAACCCCTTGTATACCCTGCCCGCTAAATGAACCTGCAAGTCCCTGTACTCCTTGAGTGCCTTGTATTAAATCAACATTTATTGTAACAGTGCCTGTACCATTTCCTGAAGTTGAATCAACAATAACATTATTACCTGCTAATATTTGCGAAACACCTGAATCAACACTTGTAAAGTTATTAATGGTTTGGTCAACACTACTTACAACTATATTACCCTGCGTAGAATATACAGTTACAACATCTCCAGAATTATTATTTACAGAAGTAGTTACTACAACTGTATTTGAACTGTTATTGGTTTTTACGGTAGCAGTGGATGCAGGATAAGAAATAGAATTATCCAAACTATTCTGATAGGTTATTACTTTTCTAGCAGATGGATCTGAAGAATTAACTAATTTATTAGTCATTATGCAGGTGTAATTGCACTACCGCCATCCGAAGGATACCAATTATCTAAAGCTCCTGAACCCGCTGCAACGACAATAAGATTAGTGGAAGTATTATAAACCATTTTCCCTAATGCTTTTCCAGTCGTATTTACTGTTGCCAAAGAATTTCCTAAATCAGTAGTGGTTGTTGTAGGTAAAACACTAGACACAGGGCCTGTAGTACCCTGCAAACCCTGTAGTCCTTGCACACTTTGTATGCCTTGTACTCCTTGTACTCCTTGTACTCCTTGTAAACCTTGTGATCCTAGTACGCCCTGTACGCCTTGTACGCCTTGATTACCAGTAAGTCCTTGTGATCCTGTTACGCCTTGTACGCCTTGTACGCCTTGTGTGCCTTGATTACCAGTAAGTCCTTGTGATCCTGTTACGCCTTGTGTGCCTTGTGTGCCTTGTGTGCCTTGTGTGCCTTGATTACCAGTAAGTCCTTGTGATCCTGTTACGCCCTGTACGCCTTGTGAACCCTGTAATCCCTGTAATCCTTGAGTACCTAAAGTACCCTGTAGTCCTTGAGTACCTAAAGTACCTTGTAATCCTTGAGTACCTAAAGTACCCTGTATTCCTTGAGTACCTTGAGTACCTAAAGTACCCTGTAGTCCTTGAGTACCTAAAGTACCTTGTAATCCTTGAGTACCTAAAGTACCCTGTATTCCTTGAGTACCTTGAGTACCTAATATACCCTGTAATCCTTGAGGTCCTTGTAGCCCTTGACCTACAGCACTTCCTGACATACCTTGTGCACCTGCTATTCCTTGTATTCCAACAGCCGAAATTGTAACAGTCCCGGTTCCACCTGATCCTGAAGAAATTAAACTTACGTTATTCCCTGCTATAATACTTGCCACTCCTGAACTAACGGTGTTATACTGATTTATTGTTTGATCTACCGAAGATAAGGCAATGCTTCCTGGTGTAGAATAAACTGTTACAATATCTCCTGTATCATTATTGACAGAGGTAGTTACTGTTACATTATTACTTGTAGATGAAGTTGTCGGAATCGCTGTAGTTTGTGGCAAAATAACAGCATTTGCGGTTAACTTGTTAGTTATTTTTGCAGCAGGATCCTGTGATCCAATGGTAGGATTAGCCATTTTTATTTTTCCTTTTAAGCTATTATGTATTTATTACTTTTACAAATTTTTTTGGACAAATACTACCAACTTGTAGTACCTGTGAATTTTGCCCAATTATTTGTAGATACACATACAAACAAATTGCCCCCTGCATCATAAGAAGCTTCTCCTGTAGTACCAGGACTAGTATTTGATATGGGAGAAGTGACCCACAGAACTGTGTTTCCTGTAACTCCAGAAACTCCTTGTACTCCTTGTAGACCTTGTATACCTGTAGGACCCACATTAGTAATATTAATATTTCCACCCATAGATGGATGAAATTGACATGTATAATAAAGAACGTTCGGCGCATTAAATGGCACAGAAAATGTAATTACACCATTATCTGCACCATTGTTTGTAACACCATTATTATATATATTAAAAACATTATAACCGCCAGGTACTGACATAAACCAAAAGGGATGTCCAGTAGCATTTATATCAAATATATATGTGAATCCTCTTAACAAATTGAGTGTTGGGTTATTGTCTCCATCTATTACATAAGAGCTTGATCCACTATTAGTTACATTATATTCTCTGGCTCCTGATATTCCTTGCAGACCTTGGAAACCCTGTAAGCCCTGTAAGCCTTGGAAACCTTGTGTGCCTTGTAGTCCTTGTAGTCCTTGTGTACCTTGTGTACCTTGAACACCTTGTCTTCCTTGTGTGCCTTGTACACCTTGTAAACCTTGTAGGCCTTGTAGGCCTTGTGTACCTTGAATTCCTTGAATGCCTTGTGTACCTTGTGTGCCTTGTACACCTTGTAAACCTTGTAGTCCTTGTAGTCCTTGTAGTCCTTGTGTACCCTGAACACCTTGTCTTCCTTGTGTGCCTTGTATACCTTGTAAACTTAATAAACCTGTTAGTTGTGAACCATCACCTATAAAATATGTTGCATTTACATTACCTGATGTTGTCAAATTTCCTGAAATATTTGTACCTGTTGCAGTCACAGTTAATACATTAGCATTCCCTGCTACACTAATGTTAACATTTCCATTTGCACTAGGAATCAAAATATTACTGTTTCCGTTGCTAAAATTAATATTTGTCAGTAAGTTTCCATTACCTTGAAAAAAGTTTGCAACAACCAAATTGCCTAAATTGGCGTTACCAGCAATTATATTTCCTGATACTGCCAAAGAAGTTAATGTTCCTACACTTGTTATATTAGGTTGGCTTGCGTTAGCTACAGTTAAAGCAATTATGGATTGAGATGCTGGTGGAAAAAAACTTCCTCCTGCGCCGCTTAAGATTAAGTTTCCTACTATTTGTAAATTAGCTTTTTGAGTTTCTGGACTTCCTGTCATATTAACTACAGGAACTAATGTGGTATATGCTATATTACCACCAATGTTTGTTAAAGAAGTTATTTTGATACTAGTTGTCATTTATTTTTTCCTATATTTTAAGCAAAAGCAACGTTATTATTGCCTACACAAAACCATTTACCTGAAACATATTGAAGTAAACAACTATCACCCAGTGAACTAAATGTAATTGTACCTGCTCCACTTGTTTTCCAACCTGCATTCGCAACAGTTATAACCATGTCGCCGCCGTCCTCTACCATCATAAAACTCTTAAATTGTCCAATTGTTCCATCTGCTAAAGTAGCCGTTTCTGCTGCAACCGTAGTAAAATAACTTGCAAAAACACTTAAATTTGCTGCACTTCCGTTTGCTAAATCTTCGCTACTATTAAGCTGTAATGACCCTGATATATTAGCATTACTTGTTAAACTTAAATTGTTTCCTACTATTGAGGAAACTCCTAAATTTCCTAGATTTGCATTTCCTGTTGTATTTAATGTTCCTGTGACATTTACTCCTGTACCTGTCACTGTAACTATATTTGCATTACCTACTGAACTTATGTTAATATTACCGTTTGAAATTATAGTTATATTACTATTACCATTAGCTATATTACCAATTAAGTTACCTACTGTAGCATTACCTGTAACTGCCAACGAAATTAGTGTACCAACGCTTGTAATATTTTGCTGTGCAGCAGTTGTCAATGTTCCAGGAATAAACGATGGTAATTCAATATTAATCACTCCATTAGTAGCTACAGGACTATTTGTTATTGCTAAAGTATTACTTGAAATTCCTATACTAGTTACAGTGCCTCCTGTAGTAGGTGCACTAATTGTAACATTACCATTGCTACTATTTAATGTTATACCTACACCTGCATTTAAACGTGTCACCCCTGTATTAGTAACTGTTATTATACCATTAGAAGTAATTGGTCCGCCTGTTATTCCTATTCCTGATCCAGGAGATAATCCGATACTTGTTACTGTTCCTTGTAAATTTCCATTAGCAATATTTGTAACTCTACCATAGCTATCTATTGTAATGGTAGGATTATTATATGTACCTTGATTGGCACCAGAAACTGCTAAATCAACAATCATATTACCGTTACTTGTAATCGGTGATCCTGTAACTGTAAGTCTATTTGCACTTCCTGCAATTAATCCAACACTAGTAACAGTCCCTCCACCTCCGTTCCCACTCGTAGTTGATATAGTAACAACACCATTTGATTGATTTAAAATAATGTTTGTACCAGCTACCAATGAGGTAATACCTGTATTTGTTATTGTAATATTGCCTGCGTTTGCATTTGAAGAAATACTTATACCATTACCGGCAATAAAGTTATTGTATGGACTTGCACATGAAAATAAAATACTAAAATTTGTATTGATTTTTGTGAATGCCGTAAAAAGACTATCACTACCTAATGATTCATTAGGTAATCCTATAAGTATTGTTTGTTGATCTTCAATAGCCATTTTTAATCTCTAGTTTATTTATCTTTAATAAGGGCTAAATGAACTACCACATCCACATGTCGTTTGTGCATTTGGATTTTTAATTTTAAATTGACTCCCATTAAGATCCTCAATATAATCAATTTCTGAACCTTGTAAGTATTGTGCCGACATACTATCTACTAATATGCTTGTATCTCCTGTTTTAATCAAAAAATCATCATCATTTTGATCTTCGTCAAATGTAAATCCATATTCCATTCCACTGCAACCTCCACCTTGAACAAACACTCTTACTTTTAATTTGTTGTCAGTAGATTCCTCTTGTAAAACTTCAGCTATTTTTTTACTTGCTGATTCTGTAATTGTTAACATATCATACATTGTAATAAGCTATCTCCCCTGTAGTTGGATTATAATATAACGCTTTAAAACCTGTAGTATCAGTAATTGCACGTATTGGTTTTACTGTAAATGTATTTGCATTTGTTTGATTCAAATTGGCTCCTGAAGCATTTAATATAATTATTTATAAACTTTTTCCCCAACGGGTATTTATAACGTTCCAATTAATTATCTTCCATTGCTCACGTAAATATTTTTTCTTATCACTACCATAATCTATTAAAAAAGCATGTTCCCACCAATCTATTAACAACAATATATCATCTCTTACTTCATGATTTTTTATTGTTTTTATAGTACCATTATACGCCAAATAAATCCAATTGCTGCCTTGCAATTTCATAGCTTCTATCTCAAATTGATTACGCATATTATCATAATTTTTAAAATATTTGTCTATAAACCCTTTCATTGGACCGTTAGGTATATTATTATTTCTTACTTCTCTATACTGAGTGAATAATATATTGTGTAAAAATACCCCTGCATAATTGAAATCCATATCCCCTTCTTTTTTATTATATCGCTCTGCATAGCCGTGGGCTAGCTTTCCATAGTGTAAATCAAGGGTTTCTTTGGATAGAACAGGATTAACTTCACGATATGTGAAGTTAAGTGGAATAATTTCTATGTCTTGGGGTTTAGATTTTTGTTCTAATAACTGGATGTAGTTCCTCATCCAGTATTTATCGTTTTAAAACATTTACTTACGCTTTACAACTCGACCTTTGGTCAAATCATATGGGCTAAATTCTATCTCTACATTATCTCCTAACAAAATTTTTATATCATTTTGTCTCATTCTACCTGAGATATAACCCATAACTTGATTACCTGTTGACAATTTTATTCTAAACATTGCGTTTGGTAATACATCAACTACTTCACCATCCATTTTTATTACATCTTCTTTTGCCATTTATTTTTTAAGTGTCTCCCAAATTTTCTCTTTTTCTATAATGTCTTTTTCACACGCTATATATTGTCTACGCAATTCACGTAACTTTTCCCATTTTTCTTCCAATTCAGTGTTAGGATGTAATATGGCTAACTTTTCTTCTATTTTTTCTAAACTTTTTTTAATACTTTTACCACCTAATTTTAAATCACCCCCTACTTCTGCATCCCCTTGTACTTTAAGACTTGGATGCTGAGTAGTCCATATACCTGTATTATCATATATACTTGTTCCAGGTGTAACTAAGGGTTGAATAGTATATGGACCACTATTAATTCCTGTAGTGGTTGATTGAATAGTAATATTATTAAGTGAAGATATCTGTCCTGTAGTTAACGGAGCAATATTACTACAATCAAAAGTGATACTTGAGTTCATATCGTAAGGGTTAAGTAAATCTTGTGCTAGTATTCCACTAATTGTATCTTGATTTTCCATAATTAGGCTTTTTTAATATATAATTTTCCATTAGCATTTATTCCAACATCCACATTCATGCCTTCTTTCCATCCTAGCCTATCTAAAAGTGGTTGTGGAATAGGAATGTATAGATCTCCAGTGTCAGGATCTTCTTGCGTAATAACTTCATATCTTACGTTTTCTTGACTTGGACCTATATTAGACATAGTTTTATTATATATTATATTTTAGATTATGCAAGAAAAAAGGTTACCAAGCTCTACAGGACCAATATCTTGCCTTCCAACGTGGACCTGGATTTTCACAACGATGGCGTGCTCTAAATGATTTCCTACGCTTTGGATTTGATTTCTTTATTTTCATCTTTTTGTCGCCGAAATTTACTTTGACAACATTTCCCTTAGGCCCACGTACATATACTTTTGATTTCTTTACATCACCTGCCATTGGTTTACCAAGTTGTACTTCACGACCTTGGTACTTAGCTTCATCCATGTCATCTTCTTTAGCAACTTGTTTTGTACTATTTGGTTTATAAAGGTCTTTTGCAATCTTTTCTGTATCATGTGCTGCACGAACAAAGCCTTTTTGGCGTAATTGGTTCGCTTGCATTGTGAAAGCTTGTTTTCTTTCTTTATCATTTACGCCTTTAAATTCTGTAATTTCTTCACTCTCGCCTTGAACTTTACTTCCTGCGCTAGATGCATCACTACTTACACCCATTACCATACGCTCGTCTAACTCTACTGCTTCTAGGATAATATCATTTACCTCTAATAATTCTAATATTTTGTCATCGCCTTCTAATATAATACCATCTTCGGTAAATCCAATCACACCTGTCTCAATCACAAAACTTTCATTTAGTTCAATGTCAAAACTATCATGTAACTCAACAAGACCTTCATCATCTTGTTGGCTCATATCATCTACTAAATTTAACAGGCTACGCATATCCATTTGTTTTCTCCTTGCTGTATTTAGCTTTTTTCTAACAAATGTTTCTGTTCCTGACTAATTTTAATAGTATAATCTACATGCATGATTGGAGAAAAATCTCTAATGATAGAACTTATTGGTTTAATATTGTCTCCATATTTTAAAACAATATAACTTTTAACTTTATCACTTATATCACTTTCTAGTTCTAAGTAAATATAATCACCAAACACTAACTTAGTCAAAATATGTTTTGTAACATGCTTATCTTTTAATATTGCAAGATGAGATTTGTCTGTGCTATGTAATAGGTAAATTACTTCTGCCATACTATAAATGTCATGTAGTCTATTTCGTTGTCAAAGTGAAAATTATAAGATCCAGGCTCATTTCCTGCTTCTTCTAATATGTTAACAGACCATTTTCCCTTACAATAATGTTGACACCATTGTAAATAATGGTTTAAATCCCCATATTTTATTGATACTTGTGTAGAATAATCTAGGACTTGCAATTGATGTAGTTGTTTAAAATATACTGCTTTTGTTCATCATATGATTTATTTATAGGGTATAATAAATGATAATCAAAAATTTTAAATTTCTTAGCAAAATACGCACTAAAAGATGTTGAATCTATTAGGTTGTTAAAAACATACTCTTTTTCTGCTAATCTTAAATCTTTTTCAGTTACTTCTAACTTTTTTAAATTGATTTTATAATGTTCACTAAAACTATCCACAATTTGTGTCCAATTATTCATACTAGTCCCATAGAGACCTGTAATACTTACCAAATAATTCTAAGCCTTCTTGTATTCTTTTATTATGTTCTTCTAATCCCTCATAATCTAACCAATGACTATTTGGGTTTCTATCAACCATTGCAAACGTTTTTTCTACTTTACCAGTCACTGGGTTTAATATAGTTTTCCCTGTATCAGTAAAATCATACACACCATGTTTTCCATAATGATATTTCTTGTCGTAGTCAATTATTAATTGATAAAAAGACCAAATCATTTTATCTAATACTTCATCCCATTTCTTAGAAGCCTCATCCCATGCTTCTTTATGTGTCTCACTGTAAAAGTCAAAACACCCTTGCTCGTTGTAATCTTCTCCACCTACATCATTTACAAAATCTCCAGGAACGCCGTGTTTTGTTTCTTTTAATTGAACTAATGCAGGAAAAATAATATATGCTAAAGTACTATCTAAATTCCAAGTATCGTACCCGTTTATTTCTACGTTTACTTTACGTCCTTTGCTTTTACGATAATTACCTATATTTACTTTCATGATTTTAATTCTGTATAACTATCATTTTGAATAGCATAAACCATTTTTTTAGCGCCAATATGATGTATTAAAAAAGCCTTTGTAATCTTACATGTTGACAAGTTTTTAACAAGTTCATCTAAATTTTTACCTTGACATACAAAATTGTTAGTATTATTATTATAAACAAGTATAACATCATTATGTAATTCTGTAAATAATATTGGACGATCTAACTTTTTTAAATCTTCGGTCAACTGATTTTTTACCAAACTATCAACTTTGTTTTGTATTCTTAAAGAAATAAAAAAAATCCCTAATACAAAACCTATAATGATTCCTGCGTAAAAATCGTTTTCCATATTGTTATTTATTAACTTTTATGTTAGACCATTTCTTTAACTTAGCAAACTTCTCAAGTTTGTACTCGTTAATTTCATCCATAGTAAATAATTTTTGGTCAATTAACAAATCTACCATTGCGTAAAAATCTCCAATCTCTTTTGCTAAACGTTTGACATTTGATTCTTTAGTATTTGGAATTAAATCATGTAAACCAAATCGTTTGCACTTACTTACTGCAACCACTACCTCTCCGCATTCTTCTTGCAATATAGTCAGAATTTCATCTGTTTGATGGTTCATTCTATTTTGTCCTTTTCTATTTTTGGTACTACAACTCTATTATGATAGTTTTTCCAATCAGTTAAATAAAAATCGTGTCTTATCCAACGATGCTTACCAGTTTTACTTTCTACTAAGAATCCCCAGTCTTTTTTTTGCTTTCCCATTATAAACAAAGTAGTAACTGGTCCTACTTTAGGATCTAATTCTAACCAATGATATTCAGATGCTTTGCGTGTAATTATACTACCTGAACCACGCCAAACTACCTGATCCTTAACATATCTACCCTCACTATTAAAAATAGGAGTATGTTCCCAATATCCACCTTTTAAAATTATTGTGCAATAATTCCAAGGATGATCATGCATAATTGGATCATCACTACGTATAATTTTATGTAAAGTAACATTAAATGGAAAATTTTTTCTGTCTTTAAAAACTAAGTAATACCTATACATATAGTCTTTACCAGTTCTACGATCTGGAATAACTCTGTATCTTCCCAACTTATCCATTAATTTATGAAATAGTTCCATAAGTTTTTTGTATGAAAAAAGACGGGCTTGCAGCGCCCGTCTTAAACTATTATCTCTCCCGAGATTATACAGCCATGCCCATTGCAAGGGCACGATAACCTGCAGCAACAACTTTACGACTAGGAGTACCTAAACGATATTTAGTTGTGGTGCGACCATTACTACCCTTACGCTGGTTAGCGTAAACTGCAAAACCAGAAAAACGCAAATCACTAACTGTCGCAGTAGGATTCTTAATACCAAAGCGTTCGCTGATTTGAGCAGCAGTGAGTTCTTCACCGCTACGTAGTGCCTCTAAAAGACGACTCTGTTTTGTTTCTCTCATATTTTCCTCTTAAAAAAATCGTTGTCTAGCAACGTGTTATATAGTAACAAATTTTTGACTAATTAACAAGATTTTTGGGCAATTAAACGTCAAAATATACCAAATTACCTTTTTCATCATCGACTTCCAATCCTACGTATCCACGTGGATTACACAAAATTCGTGTGGTTCCTATCATGTAATCAAACGGATCATGTGTATGCCCGTGTGTCCAAACTTTTATTTGTGGATTGTCTAAAATAAAGTTTGACAAATCACTGCTATATGCTCCGTTCATGTGAAAATCTTTTTCATATTTAGGTTTAGTACTTTTTTTACTAGGAGCATGATGACCAATTACTACATATGATTTATTTGGTTCGTTTTGAATAACCTGTTTAATATAATTCACACTACTTCTGTGCGTAATTACTGTGTCCATTGGTTTAAATTTACGATATTCTTGTTCATTATGTCTTACTACCAAAAAATCATTCATATTTTTTTGGACAAAATTAATTGTAATTGGATCATTATTATTCATATCAGTCCATAAAGTACAACCTATAAAACATGTTTCATTAATATTTACTAAGCTATTTTCTAAAAAGTTTATGTTTTTATAATTTGCACATTCTTCTCTAAGGTAATCTAAGCCTATAGGAAATTTTCCATGATAAAATTCATGATTTCCTGCAATATAAATAACATTGTTAAATTGTTCACTACACCGTTGTAAAAATTCCCTGTATCTAACTGCAGCCTCATATCTTTTGCTTAACACTTTTTGATAAAGCGATAGTTCACCCATATTTTTAAAATCATGTAAATCCTGAGCAATTAAAATATCTCCACCTAAAATTAATACTTCAGCATTCTCGGTATTTTCAAAAAAACAATCACCAAACTCTAGGTGTACATCACTAATAAGCGCAACTTTCATAATAATCCTTACTCAAACTTTGATCTAATTAAATCTCCGATAGTCCCATTACCTGTCATATTGATATGATCAACTGTGCCTGCACAAATTTCAATAATTTCTTTTGCAAACTCCTCATAACCTTCTGCTTCCCAAAAAGTCTCACCTTTAACGGTATAAAGGTGCTTTTTAGCCAATTGTTTTATATTTGTTTTCATTTTAACTCCAAGTTCTATGTTTTTCTGCGACATGCTCAACACCGTCATATTCTACAATTATCCATTCTACATCTTCAGGTATCTCAACAATTTTTAAACTGGCATACATACCATTTGCTTTATTACCTAATTGCTCAACTACTCGTACTAAAACGGGGTCATCACGTTTTAAATCCATATAATCATTACCATGGTCATCAGTAATTGGTTTTAATCCAGACAATTTATCATACAGTTGCATGGCTTCAAAGCTTAGACCAAATCCGCCCCAATCATCATTTATAATAATCTTACGCATGTTTCACCCGTGTTTAAGTAAATATATAGTATACAATTTTTCGTCAATAATGTCAAATCCATCGGTAATATTACCATCTGTAGTCAATAACTTTAATCCATATGTTTTTGCGATGTATTCATTAAAACTTTCAATATCAAATGCCACACGATCACCCATAAATTCTTTTCTAATCTCTTTTAATGACTGCCAAAATTTCCAACGATTTATTCGCCTTGCAAGTTCAGGGTCATCATCATCATAATCTTGAAATGGTTTTATTACGGCCACTATCCCCACCTCAATGAAAACATAGTAGCATCACTACCTTCTTTAAAATAGAATACTACTTGGTCATAATAATAAATCACATTCCAACGGTCTCGGTGAGGTCCTAATTTTTTAATTAACCATGCTTCAATTTCTTCTATATCAGCACTGCTACTTTGTAGGTTTACTTGATAAGGCCAAATTTTTTTATTTAACACCCTCACGACCATCTTTATTTTATGTTTAAACTAATTATTGTTTTGGTTTTATCCGAAGTATTTGGTGGTGAGTAATGCCAAATAAATCCTGGAAATGTAATAATATCACCCTCATTTACTTCAGGAACAAATACTTCTTCATCAAATAAATTTATAAAATGTGTTATTGGGGTATGTTTTGGAATATCCAAATAATAAATACATACCCAACTAATTCCATGGTGTTGATGTTTTCCATGAGTAGCATTAAATTTATACTGATTAAACCAAAAGTTCTGTACTTTATAATTATAATATTTTATTTTATAGAAAACTTCATGTAAATGATTGTCGAGTGGGACAGACAATATTTCCATATATGGTCTTATGGTTTCTTTTGGTAAATACCAATCACTTTTTGTAATAATTTCTTCACCATTATTCACACTTTCTATTCGCATATTATGAATAGATTTAAGAACTGATTTTTTAAGTTCTTTATGTTCCTTAAAGTGGGAAATGATGTAAGGAAAGTCAGGCATTCATTATCTTGATTCAAATGAATACAAGCGTCCTTTGTAACTTACAGTAACAACCTCTCCAATTTGTCGTTGAACTGGTACATTAGTACATTGTGTAGCAACATTTTGATTTACTTGATCTTGTCCAATTCGATTACCAACCATACCACCAATGACTGCTCCTGCTACTGTAGCGGCTGTATTGCCATCACCTCGTCCAACTTGGTTACCAATTATACCACCTGCAATACCACCTAATACCGTACCCACGCCGCTATTATCACTTGGCGTAAGCATTGTTTGAGTACAATGTTTCTGATAAGTAGTCATGTATTTGGGTTGGACACTTACGACCTGTACAGACTGGTCCATGTAACCTTGAGCATTTGACACACTAGCAATAGTAGCAAATAATAGTGCAATTAGTTTTTTCATAATAATATTCCTTTCTTGTATTTACTATCCTCTACGCATTTTACTGATATCCTCAGCCTCTTGACTGCTGAAAATGGGCACAGCGTTAGACTTGTGCATAGTGCCAATGCCAATAATTTTATCCCCAGTGTAAGTAGGAATAGCACGGATGTTAACAGCACCCTTTACACCTGTGTCTAAACTGGGAAAGTGTTTAGTCTCACGCCCAGGTGGAGGTCCAAGTTTGGGGAACGGACGGGTAAGCGGCCGTGATTGAAGGACAGGCTTACTCATGTTAGCCCACTCTGCTTGCTTACGTTCCCATTCTAACTTGAGTTCCTCTGCTTTACGTTTAGCATCACTTGAAGCAAACTTGACCTTACCTTTGCGTTTGCCTGTCGTTGAAAGTGCGGGATGAGCAAGATGCATAGTCATAGAAACCTCACAAGTAAAATGCTATTATAGCAAACTAAGGATTTATTGTCAACCTTTGGCCAATTCTAGAAATATAACTGCACCATTTGCGGCACTAAAACATAATGCAATAAATGCACCTAACTTATTCCCATTTTTTGTTTCTGCGGTGGATATATTCCACATAATTATTGTTGCAATACCATGTAATAATATATTCATTTGTTATATTCCTGACTATGTTTGCACGTACGGCGAAATTGATACCCAGGACAACTACATACATACCGACCAGCTATTTTTTCTAATGTATATTTTTGTCCCTTGCTACCTTCCACAGTAATGGTTTCTTTACTTACAAGAGGTTTAACTTCAGTCTTTGGAAAGTAAATAATGTCGGCTTCTGTCTTACGTTTTACTTCTACAAATTTACGACCACGTACATCAAATTGAATAGGCTTTTTAAACTTAACAAGATTTTTAGTACCCTCTTTAATATAGCCTACCAAAAAGGATTTGTCATCTTTCAGGTAGTAGATATGATTAGGAACGTCCCATTCGGTTACTTCCTGAAAGTATTTCATTATACAGTTTCCTTTGCTAATGCTTCAGTTAAAGCCAAGAACTTTTCTTCAGTCTCGTGGAATTGGACGAACCAGATATCCAACCCATTGACTTTCCTGAGGATGTAATTATACTCTTGGCTTTCTGCCCCGTTGAGATAATCGTCGAAGGATTCGTATATTCTACATTCGGTGTCGAACTCTTGACCGTCACGACCGTAGAAAACACAGTCATCTTTTGTCCTGTACGTACCATCTGAATTTCCTATATTTTTACCTAATGAACTAAGATCACCAAATTGCATAAGACAAGATACCTTAGACCTATCGGTGTAGTGTTCCTGTAGGATACGACCGTTGTTACTTAAGTATCCGTCAAAATGACAATAAACTACACTTACAGAACCATCTAAATTTTCTACTGCAATCGTACTGCGAGTTGCCATTTATCACTCCATCACTTAACTGTCAATAAAGCTATTGTACACCCAAGCCCATTTATTGTCAAGCCTGCTTATCTGTTAAATCTGTTAGAGGTTAACCTGAATAGATTTCGGGTAGCAGGTCCTACATAAATTCTAGGTTGAATGTAGTACCTATTGCTCCTAGCACTATAGCCGTTGTAAGTAATCAATTCAGCATCGAATCCAGCATCTTTCAATGCTAAAACTGCATTCTCATAATCACTATCCTTCCAACCCCAAACCTTGTAACTGCGAGTACTATCTACCAATCTATCATTAAAAATGACCAAATCAGGACCTGCTAATTTGCGGATAATTTTTGTTGATTCAAGAATCATACCATACTCCCATAACGTTTAACCAAATCACACTCTTGTTTGTCTATTTCTGATAAAGCATCCTTTAGTGTACGACCTGTCGTTCCTACATATTGCACACCATCTTTATAATGTGCATAAAGTGTAATACCCTCACGCATTCCTTTGTAATAGGCACATGTTTGTGCCAATTGCAAATATTGATCCTGTTCAGGAGAAAAAATTAGTGACATACATTACCCGCCGTAGGTAACTTCTGTAGCAGGGTAAAGAATACGACCCTCATATTTTAATTGTAGTCTCTCGTCCTGAGTCAGGTAGTCATCAGCAACTACTTCCCAATCAATAATATGTTCACGAAGGTAATCGTCATCACACTCAATTTTATTCCTGATAACCATAATGTAAGAAGGAACAGAATTGAATGCCGTAAAGTTTTTTACTACATAGGAGTTACCACCTTTTGCTTTCCAATGTGGACGTTGAGAGTCGCCGTAGTTTTCGTGAACTTGAGTCTGAATAAGCAACTTAGCCATTACAATTCCTTATTTACAGTGTACCGTTAGTATAGCAAATTAACCATTTATTGTCAACCTAGCAAAATTCTTACATTTCTTCATCAGTGACTTCCATATATTTCACACCTGTATTAAAGTGACGTTGGAGCATATATGCAAGATCGCTTGGCATAAGACGATGGCCCTCGAATAAAACTTCTTCACCCTTTTTTATTACAATGTAATCCCCAGATCCCAAACTATTAGTTACTATGGTAATCACACACTTTCCTTTTGAAACAACAAAAATAGATGTTTTTTACTTCTAGGAGACCAAGCTTTAGCTTGTGGACCACAAGCTTTTTCAATTCTCATAGTACTGCAAAAACTCAAATAACCAGGAGTAATTTTACCTGTTACAGGATCATAGGTTTCAGATTTTACTGCTTCAGGAATAGTACAACGAAATCCTGCACTAAAATTAAAAACCCTACTTATAAAGTCTGCCTTACTATGAATGCAATCTTTACATTTAAGGCTACGATTGTATTCGCCTATCATTCAACATCCTTGTTTTTATGTTTAGGTTTACGTTTGTAGGTGTCTTTACGTTTTACTGATTTTGGCTTAAACGGGCTATCCTCAGCAAAAAGCATGAAGTGTGCCCTTACATTAGGGCGCTTGTCTTTGTGTGTAAGATTGATTTTCATAATACCCATAGTATAGCAGGACAGGTATTTATTGTCAACCTATTTAAGTTGTATACCTGCTGCAACAATTCTAGCAAAAACATCATGTCCGAACTCCCAACCTTCAGGCATCGAGGTTTGAAGGTCTAACTCATTGTCTATTTTGTCTGCCTCTTGATTAGTAATAAGGACTATGGCTAAATTACTTTTTATCATCTGAGCGATTTCGGTGATAGATTTATTCTCTAATGTCATAGCAATAGCCTGATTATAAATTAAAATACAAGGTACTACATGTTCCCTATAGGTATTATCCTTTGTGCGATTTACGGATTCCCCTATTGTAATTAAGTGGTCAATACTATCACCTTCTAACAAAGCCCTAGTATTTTCTAAACCAAACCCATCTTCATTATTGATGAAGTATCTAAATCTTTTTGCTATTTTTTCAAAAATATTTCTTTCACTAATTTCACGGGCTATAGGTTTAATCGCTATCCCACGAATTTTTTTAACAATAGATTCTATTGATTCAATGATATTAACTATAACCCAAAAGTTATCTAATAAATCACTAGTTTCTTCAAAAAATATATTGATAAAATCAATATCATCTTTGCGCTGGTTAGTTCTCTTACCTAATTTTTCTGTAAATCCTGCCTCAATTATACGTTTACGAATTTCGGCTACATGTTCTGGTTTAGCACGCCATGCCACTGTATAATGATTAGTTTTTAGCTCACACTTGATTCCATTATTAGTTATTAGAAACCAATGATTTTCATGTTTACGTGGTTCGTATCCACGTTGAGAACATGAATCACTAAATTCTTGATAGGATATTTTAACGGGCATTTTAACGATTTTCTATAACTTTATCTGCTAGTCCATAATTAACAGATTGTGTGGCACTCATAAAATTATCACGTTCCATATCTGTCAATAACTCATCATACGATTTTCCTATTGTATTATGTTTTTCATAAATTCTAGTTAAATTTTTTTTCATTTCTAATATTTCTTGTACTTGAATCATCATATCTGTAGCCTGACCTCTGGCACCTCCACTTGGTTGGTGAATCATATGTCTAGCATTGGGTAAAATATATCTTTTACCTTGGGCTCCTGCCTGTGCTAATAAACTTCCCATGCTACAGGCTTGTCCCATTACGATAGTACTAACATCAGGCTTAATAAATTGCATTGTATCATATATAGCTAATCCTGCTGTAACACTACCACCTGGACTATTTACATATAATTGAATATCCTTGCTACTGTCTTCGCTCTCTAGGAACAGGAGTTGGGCAACAATAAGATTTGCCATTTGATCGTGAACTTCACCTTCTAACAAAATTACACGATCACGTAATAATCTACTGTATATATCATAACTACGCTCACCGCGACTGGTTTGCTCTAAGACAATTGGAATTAAGCTCATATATTTCCTTGTAAAATAGAACTATTATACAGGAAATTTTTAATATGTCAACGCTTTTTGCGCCCTACATTTCCAACTTCTTGTTTAGATTTTGGTTTTGGGGAATTTAGTGACCTAGTTCCTGCTAATTGTGCTGCTTTTGCCATAAAATCCGTTTCTGTATCAACACCATCCACAGGATCCTCACCTGGTTCTGCGCTGACAGAATCATCAACTCTACCTAGTTTAAAACTAAACCCTCCAGTTGTTGGTTCCTTAGCACTAGATTTATTTTCTAAACTTACATTACCGTCAAGTTTAGCAGGCCATTGTGTATCAAAAGTAAATTCATTTTTATGTTTTTTGCCAAAATCAGTATATTGTTGTATGAAATTCATTTCTAAAATTTCTAATACCATCGATCTAAATTCAGGTAAGGCATCTTTTTTATTAATGGCATCAGCAACTTCTCTTTTTATGGCATATACAATTTTTCCTCCGTCGGTTGCTTCTTTACTAGCTACACTATTAAGAATTGGTCTTAATTCTTCTCCAAATTGTACATCCTTGCCTTTTATGCTTGATAAAATTTCTTGTTTAAGGGTTAAGTTTTTACTAAATGGTAAGAATTGATGCCATACTTCACTAATAGATTTTGAATTCGCTTTGTACAATAAATCAATACCATCAAATGCTTGTTCTAGCGTACCTTTAGTTTTACAAAGATTTACAAAATCTACGCCTGTTTTAAGTTTAGGATTACTAGCAATGTGTGGTGGAATTTTAAGTCCTGATATAGCTGGAGCAGCACCTCCATCTTTTCCTTTGCTTGAAATGTTTACGCTATGATTTGTTTTTGGATTTTTAATTGTAGCAAAACTATCAGCCAATGCAAAATTACTAGCAGAAGGAAATCTTAAGGTTAGATCATCTGTACTACCACCCAGCCATTCTTCAAAACTTGCTCTAGCAGGAAATCTTGATCTATAATAAATCAATGCTAGCACACCTAAATATTCACCTGCATTATCTTGTATTGCGGCTAACAATTGTTTATTTTTAGTAACTTCAGGAGGCACTGTTACTGATTCTCCTGATACAATATAGTTAGCAAGTTGAATAACGATTTGTCCATGTTCCGTACTATTAAGAACAGGATTGTTTATTATAATATCGTATAAATCAGTGGTAGGAATATCTCTGTCTACAATTCCAATAGCTTTGGGTGTGAGACCATAGCTTGCTTTTCCTCCAGCTGTAGGACCAACTCCAGCTCCTACACTTGCACCACCAAACTCAGTGGTTTTAAGTAAATTACTTATTGGTATAATATTTTTACCTTTATAATTTTCCCCAGGAGCTAATTTTGCAAATTGTGCAATTTTACTATCAGTAAATTCTTGTGTTTTTGGATCCCATAGTTGTGAATATTTTTCTGCTTCATTTGGATCTAAGATGACTTCTTGGTTATCTACTGTGGTGAATTTACCACCGCTGGCTATTTTTTTAATAAAAGTATCATAACGATTAGGTCTTTTCTTAAATTCACTAGCAGCTAGAGTTACTCCCTCTGATAAAGTAGTAATAATATCAATTAAATCACGCATAATTTATATTTAGCAATTATTATATAAATATTTATTTAGGAGATTGACATGGAGTTATTATTTGCTATTGGTATCATTGCTGCTATTGCAGCAGCATATTTTATTTGGAAAAATAAAACATTCGATGCTAATAAAGATGGAAAAATAGACAAAGAAGATATAAAACCTATCGTTGAAAAAGTTGAAGAAGTTGTTAAAGAAGCAGCAGACGTAAACAATGACGGTAAGGTTAATGTAGAAGATGTTAAAACAGTTGCGAAAAAAGCAAAAGAAACTGTGAAAAAAGCAAAAGAAACTGTGAAAAAAGCAGCAACTAAAAAACCTGCAACTAAAGCTCCTTCTACACCTAGAAAACCAAAAATGACTGTAATAAAGTAATGGAAATAGGGTTTGATTTAATAAGTGACTTTAACTTTGACACTGTTGAAAATTTTAACTGGCAAGGTAAAGCAACTAGTTTGTATTGTTTAATAGCAGGCAATGTAAGTAAAAATAGTAAAACTACCTTACATGTTTTAAATGAGTTTTCGACTAATTATCATGGTGTTTTTTATGTACCTGGACCGTTAGAATTTATTAATAAAACAAGTATAAGTGATTACAATGAATTATTAAATGCTAGTTTACAAAAATTAAACAATGTTGTATTATTACATCATAATGTAATTGTTATAGATAAAATTGCTATAGTTGGTGTAACAGGATGGGCAGGCAATGTTCCTTTGGAGTTGAATGACAAAGAGGTTTTAGAAGCAGGATACAATGATTTATTGTACCTACATTCTACTATACAAAAACTTCAAAAACATATTGATGTAAAAACCATAATAATTGTAACAAATAGCGTACCAAATAGAGAATTATATTATAAAGAAGAACCAGATATAGTTTACCATCAATTACCTTTAGTGTCAGCTTTAAGCGGTGACACTGAAGGAAAGGTTAAATACTGGGTATTTGGAAATCATGATAAACTAATAGATACTAAAATAGAAACTATAAGTTATTATAATAATCCCTATTTAAATAGGGATCCTTATTATCCTAAAAGAATATCAATAACTGACTAACTTTCTGCTTCAACTTTAATTTGTAATGGATATCCTCTGGCCCTAGCTTCAAGTGTTATTTCAATACCTTTTTGTTCGGCAATTTCATATGGCAATACAGCCACAACAGCACTACCTTTATCATGTATGTCCAAAGTTATTGTTTTAGCAGTGTCATTATTATAATTAAAATATTGAACTAATGAATCTATCACGAATTCCATACTAGTGTGATCATCATTTACGTAAATAATTTTATAAAGAGGAGGTTCTTTTAATTTGAGATTTGGTTTAATTTTTGTTTTAGTATCAGCATTGGACATGTTGTTTTACCTTAAGTGAAAGTGAGCAGCGAACTGCTCACTAATTTTACTATTTATTATAAGAAATAGCAATTTTCTTGGGTCTGCTTTCTTCAGGGACAACACGTTCTAAATTAATTATTAAAATACCATCTTCAATATTGGCATTTTTTACTATTACATGTTCACCCAATATCCAACTGCGTGTAAAAGACCTAGCACTTATACCACGATGTAAAAACTCTTTTTTTACATCCAGATTAATTGTTTTTTCGCCTTTTACAAATAATTGATTTTTTTCTACTTCAACCTCTATTTCTCCTTCTTTAAAGCCAGCTACAGCCAATTCAATACTAAAACTATCTTCGTCATGTTTAACAATATTATATGGAGGATAATTTGTTTGTGATTGATTGGTGGTGTTTGTCATTAGTTCATCAAAAATTCTATCGAAACCGATACCAAATTTGTGAATTGAAGGAATGTCGAGGGAACGTAAAGTTAGATTTGTCATATTTTTCTCCTTTTTAAGCAAGATGACATTTGAATGTAAACCCGACCTCGGCGTTTACATTTGTATTTATTATAGTAAAATTGTGCAAAAAAATCTACTATTTAGGTAATATTATAAATTAATATAAATGAAAAAATTAATAGAAATAGTTGTCCAACAGATTTAAAATTGGCATATTGGTCTTGTAATGTTTCAATATCCTTTGGTGACCAACTAGTTTTTACATCTTTAGAAATAGTTTGGTTACCAAAAATATAAAAACTTAAACCAAAAATAAATATGATTATGCTAATAAAATAAAACATTAATATAATTTTTTAAACAGCTTTTGTGAATTTAAATATTTTTTCCAACGTTTAATTGCATATGCCTTTGACAATTTTTTACGAATACTCGGCTTAACAAAATGTTGCTTATTTTGTAGTTCTAACAATAACCCATCTTCCATTATTTTCTTTTTAAATTTTCGTAATGCTTTATCAAGATTATTCTCTTGTACTACAACTTTCTTACCTTTTAAAATCATGTTACTAATTTTGGTTCAAGTACCTGCTCCTGATTAATATTTATGTTTTTTACATTTTTTTTAACATATACAAAAATATTATACATATGTGGCATCAAAATTCTTTCTATCTCGCTTTGTAAGCCTCTGGCTCCTGTTTTCAATTTTAAACAATTTTCGGCAATCAACGTAATTGCATCATCGGTAAAATGTAAATTTATACCATCAATCTTAAACAAATATTTATATTGGTCTATATAATTATTTTTAACTTTAGTCAAAATTTTAATTAAATCATCCTTTGTAAGTTCGTTTAAATTAATTGTAGTAGTAAACCGTCCTATAAATTCTGGTATCATTCCATACCTAGTTAAATCATCTGGTGTAATTTTATTTAATATTTTACTATCATTTTTTGTTTTTACTTCTGCACCAAACCCTATTGCTGACCCTGTTAACCTATTACTAACAATGTCTTTAAGTCCAACAAAAGCACCGCCTGCAATAAATAAAATATTGGTTGTATTAATTTCTAGTATTTCGGTATTAGGATGCTTTCTGTTACCTGAAGGATTGACTCTACACTTAGTTCCTTCAACAATTTTTAATAATGCTTGCTGTACTCCTTCACCTGAAACATCTCTTGTTATGCTAACATTCTCACTTTTTCTTGCAATTTTATCAATTTCATCAATAAAAATAATACCCTTTTCAGCCAAAGCTTTATCTCCATTTGCTGCATTTAGCAACATGGATATCATTGATTCTACATCATCGCCAACATAACCAGCCTCTGTTAAACTAGTCGCATCAGCTACTACAAAAGGAACATTTAAATATTTGGCAATTGTCTTTGCTAATAAAGTTTTACCATTGCCAGTTGGACCAATAAGTAAAACATTACTTTTTTGAATTTCTAACTCCTTTGCTGTTGAATTTATTCTTTTGTAATGATTACAAATAGCAACGGATAAAACTTTTTTTGCTTCATCTTGCCCTACAACATAACTGTCTAAATACTCTTTTATTTCAATAGGATTAAAGGATTTGTTCTCAACTACAGATAAATCGTCCTTTAAGTCTTCATTCATTAATTCATTACAAAGGACAATACAATCACTGCAAATTGCCACGTCATCCCCTACAATTAATTTTTTAACAATATCTTTATGGTTACCGCAAAATGAACAATGTTGTAATTTAATTTCTGACATAGTAATATTTAGTTTTTACAATCTTTATCATTAACAATTTTCAACTGTAACTCATTGATAGTTGTCGAAATTTTTTCTGCATAGGCTGTATTTAAAGGTAAAGCAACATGATTATTCTCAATCGTATTTTGCCAAATCGTAATTGCGTTAGGTTGCCCTAAACTATACATTGGTTTGTGTTTGCCTATAACAAAATCAGGGACATAACATTTTTTAGCAATAACTTGCTTATTAAAATTGGTTATTGTTAACATAAGTCTTACTTCATTTTGATTTATGAAATGGTTTCTTATCCCCTGAATTCTAACCAAATCACTAAATTTATAATGTTTTTTAGTTTCATTAAAATTAGTTTCATTTACAAAATAAATATTGGCAGGAAATTTGTCAACTATATTATATTTGCCCTCATCAAAAATTTCAAATAATTCTTCTAAGGCTTTTAAAAAATTTTTATTCCATTCTAACGAATATTGTACAACCAAATATAAATTTCGATTGTTGTCAAATTTTAAAAAATAAGGTAATTGTTTTATGTTATAAGCTAATTTAGGATAATCTGATAATACCTGTGTAATTAATTGGTCTCCTGCCTTTTTTTCCTGTAATAATGAATTTATCTGTGTTGAATGCTTTTGTCCTTCAAATTGTTGCGTAGATTCTTTATTAGAAAATAATCTATGACTTATTTTACTTTCATTTACATAAACATCTATTACAAGTTCATATAAATTATTTTTAAAAACTTGAGAAACTATATTAAAGTTGTCTACGTACCCTGAACTATAAGTCGAAATTTCATTCTTAGTAAGTTCTATATTTTTACTTTCTCTATCACTTAACAAAACAACTCCCGAAACATGCTGCACAGCTACTTTAAATGCATTTGTTTTTGCCTCTTCAAAAGTCCTGCCTATTCCATATACTCTTAATGGATTACTTGCATATGCTAAGTCAAATAAAAATAAATATACAACTACTAAAAGTAGTTTAAGTTTCATTGACTAAAATATTTTTTTTGCATGTTAATTACAGCATCCGCGCTATATCTGTCCCAGCGAATTGTTACGTTTACAGTTTGCCGATCAACGATTCGTTGACTGATTGGACGAGCACCCCGAATAATACCTTGTGCATTATTTTTTATTGTTGATACTACATTGCGAACAGCATCATTTGTATTTTCACGCACTGCTACATTGCTTTGTTTATCGGCATCTATATCATTCATTGATACTTCGCCCTCAATACGTTGTTTAATACGATCTTTAGCAACTTCCCAGTTTTTAGCCATTGTATTAACTGTGCGCTGGCTTGACACATCTTGCTTTACAAAACGTAACAATCTGTCTAATGCTCGCATTTCAGCAACTTCAAACGCATTATCACGCATGGCTTCGCTATTACCAAATGATGGAGCATATCCTGTTGCTTCAATAGATTTGATCTCGCCTTTAATACAAGTGGCTTCGGTGATTCCTGAAAAATATTTACAGTCCCATTCAATCTTAATGCCCTGACCAACAAAATTAGTATTTAGGGCTTGAGTAACTAATGGATCAACTTTTGGTGCTTCTATGGTAGCATTTGGTCTTGCGGTACCACAACCATAAATACTTGCTAATAATGCAACAACTACAGCCATTTTAAATTTCATGGATATCTCCAATTAAGTTTACAATGTTCTTATATTACACTAGGCTGCAATTATTTTCAAGTTTTTTGGTTACGTAAATATTCTTCGATTGCTGATTTTTCGTTTTCGGATAACAAGTCTACATCATATTCACCCGAATCAATCTTTTTGACCAGATATTCTAAATACTCTTTATCGTATAGATATGAATTGGTATTACTTTTAACAAGCTCAATCCATTTTACACCATCAAATTTAAATACACGATTTGGTAATACATCTACTCTAACATAAACATCACCCTTATTAGCAAATTTTGGAAACTCTGACCCAAATTTTGTTGATATAGGATGTAATGAATCCGCTGTTAATTTAAAAAATTCTGGATGTAGGTCTTTAAATGCATCTTTTTGCATTGCCTTATTGTCATATACTACATATCCACCATCAACTTCTTTAAAAGGTTTTTCTTTTGTAACATTCGTTGTAACAATTTCCTTTTTAATAATTTTAGACTCTGTTGGTATATCTACATTTTCCTCTATTTCAGGTTCTTTATATTCTTGTAGTCTACCTAGACTACAATTTTTATTTGTACAAAATAGTCCTATATTATAAACCTTTTCTAAAACTTTCCCGCAACTTGTGCAACTGATTTCCTCAATAACCTTTGGTTCAGGTGTATATATAACAGGCTTCATTTTTTCAATACCTGGAACTTTATCTATCCATTTCTTTTTTAGATAAACTTGTTCAACTGTTTCTTCTGGTATGTCAGGTTCATCTATCAAAGGTTCTTCTGGTTCAAGTTCTTCTTTAGTTGGTTTTTCACCTACATCCGCTATCCATGGGTCAGGAGCCTGGTTTTCTTCTCTTGCATTTTCCCATTTTCTACTTTCATTTGCAGCCAATACTAATGTTAACGCTAATGGATCGAAAACAAATACAATTAAAATAATCACCCAACGTACTGCACGTTCAAGTAAATTTGCATCAGGATCATCGCCATATATAAGTGCTGCTATATATTTTATAGGACCAACTTCTGCTTCGACCTTGCGAACTTCCGCAGCGATCGGAGCTCGTTCTTCATTAAGTTGTGCAATCTTTTTCTGTTCGACTTCGATTTCCCGTAAAAGTCTCTGACGTTCTGGACCTTGCTGTCGCCTAATTTGTACCGATCTTTCGGCACCCTGTTCTGACGTTGAACGTGCCAAAGTTTGGTCCACGCCCGCATCCAATTGTCTAAGTGCTGCCCTATTAGCATCTATATTATCCTTCGCTATTTTTATTTTTTCGTCGTATATTGATATTTTAGCAAGTATATCCCCACTTACTAAATTTTGATCGGTATGAGCTTTGGATAAAAAACCAAATATACCCATACTAGTTAATAACGCAAGTGAAATTACAGATAGCACTAAATAAAGGCGCATAGTAAATTTTACGTTTTGCCAATATTTATGTAACCAAACAGTGGTTACTACCTTAGCAATTTCAAGCGCACTGCCCATTATTATAATTGGTATTACAGCAGCCGCAAAGATTGCAATAAGTCCTAGAATACTATACCAAGCGGCTATAACACTTAAGGATAATGCGACAAACAGTGTGATATTAGAAACGTTAAATATTTTTAAGAGCATCTAAATATTTAGCTGATTTCAAGGTTCAATATCTTCTACTAAACCAAATAGATGTCCATAATGTTCAATAAATTCAGGCAAACTAAACACAAGTTTTCTAGGAATACCTGGACCTTGTGTAATATGTACTGTTATTAAATACTCTTCTTGGTTTCTTGATTTAATCTGTATTACTTGAATTTTATCTCCATCTTCAAATCTATAAATTTTACCTACTAAATCATGCAAGTTCATTTTTTATCAACTTTAAGCACACCATAGTCTGCATATTTTCCTGACCAACTGCCACCCCAATTTTCTAATTCTTCATCTTTATAAGTAACTTTAGTAATAAGTTCCTGACCTTCTACCTCATCATAATAAAAATATAAATGTCTGGGATCAAAAAATTCGCCTTCAGGAACAACTACTTCTCCTTCAAAATAAACTCCTTTACCACCTTGAACCCACCATAAATAATAACCCGATTTAACATCATTTTCTAAATAAAATTCGTTTTGAATAGCAAAATGCTCATAATAATCATCCTCACTATGAATTTTATCAAGATAGTTTCCTAACTGTTCCATTAAAATAATTGAATTGTTATTATCTTTTATTTCTATCCAACAATCGGTGTCAGGACCTGAATAAAATCCTATATCAGTTAATTCATAGTAGTCATGACCAAATCTAGCTTTCTTAGGAATATCCTCATCAATTTCATCTATGTCTCCCGTTAAGGCCTGATGTAAGTTTTCTGTTTTATCCTTCCAATAGTCATATTGAGTTTTGGTAATTTTACTAAAACCTCTATCACTTCCTCTACCTGCTAATTCTATTTTGTAAGTGCCTGCAGGATATATGATTGGTATGATAATTTTTTCTACATTTTCTTCTGTTGTTTCTGCTAAGTTATTGTTTTCATTACTTGACATAAATTTTCCTTTTTATCTATTAAATCTCGTCTAGTTCTTTTTCAACTTGTTTTTGTTCTTCTTCATGTTCTTTACCAACTTCCGTAAGTTCTAAGTCACTATCACACATAGGACAAACATCCTTTGTTAAATTAAATTCTAAATCATCTTCTTCATGTATAGAACCATCTATATTTAAATGAAGTGTAAGAGTTTCCCATCTAGTACCTGTCCAACGACACTTTGTGCATTTATGTGTTTTAGGAAATTGAAATTCTTCACGGTATTGCCAATCTTGAACTTTATAGGTTACTTCGTAACCACCTTTACGATCGGTCCACCAATCGTCTTGATTAAGATATTGCCAATCTAATTCAACATCATTTTCCCATGCATCATTTATAACTTCATCAATATCAGTGTCACCAGAAACCAAACCATCTAACATAGATTGTAATTCATCTTCATCACTATGAGGATAAATTTCTTCAAGAATTTCCAGCGTAATATCAATACCATCTCTCTTTTCGACTTGATGCCACTCACTTTTTACAACCATAACCATAACTTATCTCCTATAGCCACAAATGGCAACTGTATTTGTTTAAATATTTCATATTAGCTTTATCTGAGCCAAAGTGTATTTTGTAAAAACGATTATATGCTCTTTTATACCTGACTTGAACCTTTTCGGGCGAATGCATAGCAAGATAATGCAATACTATAAATGCTTTTATTATTGCACTGTTTGGATTTATTTGCTTATCTAAAACGTATTGTTGATATGGTTTCCAGTTATAACTCTTTGGTAAGAATCCATATCGCACATAATGCTTTAATCTAAAAACTTTTTGAACATCCATTGGTCTATACTTACTTATCATCACGGAACCTCACAAATCTAGGGAAACGCAAACTGTAACTACCATCTTGGTTTTGTGTAATTACATCACATAAGATTTCAACAGTACGACCAATGACCAAATTGCGATTAGCGTATAGCTCATCTCTATCAACGTCACTAAAACCACTACCCACATTGACTGAAATTTCTTTTCCGTCGTCAATTCCAAAGCAAACCAATGCTCCCAGGCGTCCAATATTTCTTCCCGTACCTTCTTCAACACCGACCACCTCCAAATCTACTGTAATGGTAGGTTTCCATTTCATCCAAAATGTATTACGCTTACATTCGTATGGTGCATTAACATCCTTAATCATAATGCCCTCAAAGCCTGCATTGACCTGATCTTTAGCATAACGTTCAAGTTGATCACGCCCAGCGGCCGTGTCTAAGTCTACCATAATATGCGGTAGTAATTCAACATTAGGCATAGTCTCTACAACACTTCGGATGCTTTCAAGGATTTTAATACGTTTGCTCAATTGTGTATTCCAATGCCCACGACGAAAATCCTCAATAGGAATAATATCAAAAATATGAAATACACTGTCATCGTTATCAACATTTTCCTTACGGCGTGCTTGACGCATCAACTCCTGAAAACTATTACCAATAACTTCACCATCTAACATAAAACCCATGCTTAGGTTACTAGTACCAGCTTGTCTTATAATTTTGTTAAAATTGTCCTTAATTTGTTTTTCAATGTGCTTAAAGTTATCAAACACCTTACCATTACGGCTATAGCAATCAGTTACAATAGTATCACCCATATTTACAACTTTAAGCAATACTCGCACTCCATCTAGTTTTGGCTCTAGTCGCTTAGTGCCCTTCATTTCAGGACGACCCTCACTATTGGTTGCTAGTTGACAACCAAACACAGGGATTTCGTACTCAGTATCCTTAAAGATTTTATTGATTGTTTTATCACTAATACCTGCTCTCATATCACGGCGAATGACTGGAGCACAAAAGTTATTCCATTCAACACTATCAAACCGTTCACTCATATCCTGAATTGCATCACGGGCTGTATTACCAGTTAACTCTCTCACTGCAAGGTAACCTAGTAATTCAAGAAAATCACTCCAAGGATTTTCTGCATCTACAATTCCAACTGTATCAGGTACTTGTTTTACACCGAAGGTAACGTAGGGGTTATAGCAAATCTTTAGCAATTGTAAAAAGTTGATAGCATTGACACTACCTAATGTCATAGCTTCCTTGGCTTGTTTAAGTACATCTTCCTTGTGTAAACGACTATCACTTTCGTTAAGTTTAGCGATCCAACTAGCAGACATAGTTAATTCCTTAGCGTAAAACTAGATTATAGCTAAATTAGGATTAATTGTCAACCTTTTCACCCTTAAGGATATTGACCAATTGTTTATTTTTAAAGTCTTGTTCCTTACGTGCCCGTTTGTCGTCCTGTGACCTACCAAATACCATTGTATCGTATTTTCTAGCCCATTCAATGCCTTGAATAAACCTTTCTAAGTCACCTATTGTCCCTACGAATAACTCAGCATCACGGCTATAGACTGGTAAACACTCGTCTTTTGGTTTGATAGCTAAAGTATCGCCAAACTCATTATGAAAGTCTCGTGATTGGCACATACGAAATCCAAGCTCATCACATTTTTCCTCTAAAATTCTTATCCTACGAATCAATGCATAACCGCTCATTCTTTTCCCCAACTTATATATGGTCTCATATTTCCTGTTTGATTCCAAACTATTTTACATCCTGATTTTTCAATCAATGGTAGTACTTCAATAAGGTTTTTTACACCTTCATCATCTCCTGCAAAACAAAACAATGATCCATTTGTTTCATGTGGGCGATAATGTGGGAAGGTACTATAGTCATCCTTTGTGTAGCCGTCAGGTAAAATATACTCCTCTTTGATTTCATCAAAGTATACATCCAATTGGCAATCCTGTTCATGACTAAACAATACTTTATGTATTTCAATTTCCTTACCTTCAAACGGTCCATCTTCATGAAAAAGAGGTAGTTCTTCCCAAGCACATGTTTGACAACAAGGTAATGCCCAACCTACATACCAGCCCTCACTTTGTAATATTTCTTTTAATTTGTTAAACATATTCACCAACTTGAATTATAAAATACTTTTCTACCTAAAAACAATTCTGCTTTTGCATTTACACAAAATTGTAGGTCTTGTTCAAGGTAGTAATCGTCACTAGGATTGCCAAAAAAGAAACCTTTAGTATCCATTATAGACAATACACCTGATCTTATGTCCGATTCTAGATTGTCTACATCTTCCCAAGTAAGCTCAAGTTCTACGCCGTTAAATACGTCATAATGTAGACCCTTTTGTTCTGCAAGTTTCTCCATCCAACCTTGTAGATTAGGATGCTTGCGCCAGTATGCCACATCCTGACGGCAATCGTCATTCCATTCAGTGTTGGCTTTGTTTGCGATATAAGCGTATTGATCAAGACCCATATCTAACTCCTTAGACTTTCGTTTACTATAAAAACCTGTCACTTATTTGCTTGTTCTTGTACAGTACTTTTAACTACATCTACGCTATTGTCAAGCAATTTGGCAACACCACTAAAACCAATCGTTGCTATAACAATACCAAAAAATGTACCAGCAATGAAATTATACATATATTCCTCTCATGACCATTTTATTCTAAAAAAAGTTGCAAGCTTTGGATCAGAAAAATAAAATTCAACTGATCCTATTCCATGTATACTAGGTGCTCTCCAATACCAAGAAAAATCTTTATTCAATTCATATCCGTTTGAGGTAAGTTCATATTTGTAGTCCAATGCATCTGTCGGTTTTACATCCTTTATTATTACTGTATTGCTTAAATTGGACACTTGCCTATACATACCTTTGTTTGATTTCTTTTTTAACTGCTTCAATAGCCTTATTCCAACCCTCATCATCACCAACCCATTTGGGTTTGCTTAACTCGTTATCCAAATCTTTTATTATGTGTTTGGCAATACTACGACATACTGCCATGTCTTTATAAGCACTATCTATACCTTTGATTGAATCACTGAGAATTTTATCCAAGTTACTCATTAACTGTATAATCCTTTAGAAATGCTGTAACATTTTTATAGTCTTGTTGAGTAAATTGAAAAGCAGGAGCGTTCATTGTGGTAGATATTTCTACATACTTAACGCAAAGATTATCACATAAGTTGCGTATGTGTTTCCTACTCCAAGCATCAATGGGGAATACAGCATATTCATTTGGTATCAGTGTATATTTAGGTTGAATTTTCATTTAATACTATTTAATAGTGATTCTGCTAAATCAGTATCATCGATTTGGTCAAAATATGCCGCCATCATCATGTTGTAAACCACTTGTGCGTCATGTCCAAACAATCGTAAGATCACCTTGACCTCTTTTTGATCTTTAGCATTCCACAATAGGTCTGCGATTCTATGCTGGTCAGCGTTTTGAAGTTGAAGTTCCATTAGATTACCTTTACACGATTAAGTTGGGTTGTAGTACCATCACGGTGTGCTTTTACTGTACCTTGTACATTGATAGTGTCACCTACCTTAACACCCTCACGATTGTACGCAAAAAATACTGCTTGGTTCTTATCCGTAAGACCTGAAATAAAGTAGCAATTGTATTGTTGACTAAATGTGACTTTGACAATTTCAAGCGTAGCTTTTACTTTGTCTCCAACTTTACCAATCAACCCACCATTAGCACTTGACATTTTACGATCAAGGTTATCACGTTCCACATTGCGTAGGTAACAACTTGGAAGTGAGGCAATTACAGCAATATCATAATCGCTAGTGATTTCATCACGGTTTGCAATGCTCATAGCAGTACTGTCAAACTCCGACAATTTTTTACCTTGTAGAATTTTGAAAGTAAAAGCTTTGTAATATTGGCGAACAGCCAAACCTTGTTCACGGTCTTGTTCGGTGATTTGTGAGGTGTCATCGAGCAAACCATACATCAATTGACGGTTGGTTTTTTTGTCTGCCTGTTGTAGTGAATTAGGAAGGATTTCCTCGTTGGTAGCCCAGGATGTTACCAACTTGACATAGCTACCGTTGATGCGTTGGGCGGCACAAGCACTTGCCCAAACATCGTCAGCGACATGGCTGATTACTGGACGTTGATTACGCACGATTTTGCCTTTACTGAGATTATTGTAGCTTTTACGAAAGTACATTTTTTGCTCCGTTATCTAACTGTCAATAATGCTATTATACTACCAAGTCCATTTATTGTCAACCTCAAGGGTTATTCAACTCCGAAATGTTTTACTATTTTATCTCGGCACCGTTTAAAAAATCGTTGTTCAAACTCATAGTCAATTTCTTTACTGTATAGATTAGGCTCCAATGACAAAAGACATTCCTGAACAATCAACAGGGCAAATTCATCAGCCACCGTCTGCCAGTTCATAGGATCCTTGGTATGTTTTAGCACACAAGCCCGCCAAAGTTCTTGAACTCGTTCGTTCAATCTTAAACCCCGAAATGTTCTTTAATACGGTTTTTAACATGAATGTATTCTGAATAGCCCATATTTTCAGTTGCCAATTTTAATGTTTCTGCTACTAACAATTCAGCAAATCTAAGTGTTACGCGGTCGCTATAACTTTTTTTACTAGTTTCTACATCTCTTTCTAAATCAGAGGCTTGTTCATATAGGTCAATTATTCGTTCGTTCATTCTAGGAATCCTAGACAAATTTAGCGAAAATGTTCTCGCGGCGCATTTTTTGGTTGATACGCATGATTTTATTTACAGTCTTATGTAAATCTTTAAGTACCTCAGGACATTCAGCAACCATAGTATTAAGGCGGCTAGCCTCAGCAACCAATTTTTGCTTTGTAAGGAAGGTCTTAACATGTTCTTTTGCAACCAAAGCTTTACGACCTTGTATGATGATTTCTGTATCTCTAACCATTGTCAACTCCTTGTTATTCACTATACCCATAGTATACTACCAAACCCATTTATTGTCAACCTGTAGGGTTACTTAAATCGTAGTAAATCTGCTATAAATCCATCATAAAGGTATTCCAACGCACGCCAAACACTGTCCTCTACGGAATTAGTTTCCCGCAATACAGTATAGGCTTCACGGAAATAATTATCATCCCCGCGGGCTTCTGCGTATTGTTGGGCTCGTTTTAGATATTCCATCTCTAACTCCTTGTTATTCACTATACCCATAGTATACTACCAAACTTATTTATTGTCAACCAGTGAATATTACCACTTACCGCCGGTTCCATTGATATCTAAAAAGATATCTCGTTTGGGTTGAGTTTCATCACAAACGAAGTCAAACATAAAACCATAGGAACCATCTTTGCTAATTTGAACCTTGTAATCTTTACTAAGGATTCGAAGAATTTTTTTGGCTTCTGCCCTTGTACAAATCACACTAAGTGATCCAAAACAAAAACTTGCCATGTCGGCATCAATAATCTTAGCAACTTTAGTTAATACTTCTTTTTCGCAGACCATATGTAGCTCCTTGTTATTCACTATACCCATAGTATACTACCAAGCCCATTTATTGTCAAGCCCGTTTTTCCATTACATAGTTAAACAGAATCCATTTAGCACGATTAAGGGCTTGACGTACATCCTCGGCAATCATCAAATCAAACTGCCCACCGTTGTCACTAGACAACATTTCCTGACAATCACTCATCAAACTAGCAGCCATCATAGCAGGTCCTGAGAAACGAAACGTCAGGCTTTGCTCCACAGACTCACGCATTTGGTCTTCAGTGCATCCATACATACGGACTTCACGCTTTTGCTTTTCAGACATTTGTGCATAAGTTACCATTTGCTACTCCGTTGTTTAACTGTCAATAATGCTATTGTACACCCATGACCATTTATTGTCAAATTTAGGATACCTTTTTAGCGGCTTGGCTAATCTCTACACGTACCGCAGGTTCTACTTTCCGTCGACGGATTTCCCATTCTTTTTCAGCAGGACTACCCTCACGCACCAATTTTGTTAATCTGGCACTTGCACTCATCTTTTCACGCCACAGTTCGTAAAACAAAGCACGGGCAGGACTAGATTCGATACCACCAACACGTTCAACTCGCATAAGAATTCCTTTAATTGATTAAGCTGTACAATTTAAGCTACTATGGAATTATTGTCAAATATAAGGATTCTCTGTCCAATATGATTCCAAAAGTTTTGCCGCTTCAGATTGGTTGTTTTCTTTTAGGTGTCTAACGGATTCTTGTATAAGATATAAAGCAAAATTATCGTAATCAAATTTGGTTACAATATGTGTTTCATCTTCATTGGGTCTTACTTCATAGGTTGTTGTTACTGACTTATAAAAAATAGCACGAATTAATGGATTCACAATCCAAACTTTTGTTTAATCAAATCACTAGATTGATAAGGTTCTGCATTTTCTGCAATCTTGGCACATTCTAAGACAATAAGTTCAGCAAACCTATTTAAAAAGTTAGTTTTTGTTTCCCAACTGGTATCTGCCTGTTGATAACTTGATGAAGCTTTGTTCAAAATTGCTTTAATATTATCATTCATGAGGTAACTCCTTCCTTCAACACTGACCAACCTGTAAAATCTTTAAATTGCTTTTCGAGATTAATGATTTGTTTGCGAATATCTTTTTGTTTCCAATCACGCCACTCCATGGCCATTTTGACTGTCTTTTCACTATTAATTACATCAGCAACAAAACCTTCACCGCTATCATACTTAACAGCCTTAAATATCCAGTTACGGTCAACAACCATCGATTTGGACAAGTCCCAAGTCCAGTGATCTTTGTCAAGTTCAATTCTAGCATATAATTCATGCTTGCGATTAAAACTGTTAGGTCCACCTAGACAACTTAATACAGTTACATCTTTATCTTTAACATCAACTACAAGGAAGTAAGGACAAAACCTCTCTTGCCAATAATCACCGATTCTTGGATTATGTAGACTTTCTTCGTTAATAAGCTTTTGTTTTTCATAGTCATAAGACATTTTATTTTTCCTGAGACAAGGTAAATTGCACTCTTTTCACAGATTTTGTAACGAAACTTCTCCAACCACTGGCTTCTAAATCATAGACAGGAATACTTGTAGTTGATTGTTTCTTGGTCTTTGTTTCGGTAAGCTTAGTAATCTCAGGAAGTAAACTTGGATCAAGTGTACATTTCATAATCCGTTCTGTACCGTCTTTCTTTATAAAAGTAATATCAACAATGTTACTATGCAAAACACCTCTTAACCATGATTCAAATAATTCCCAATCATTGTCTTTCCAATCTTGTGTAGGTTGATATTTGTTATTTAGTTGCTCAGTAGATTCCATTTTTATCTTACATAGTAAAAATTAATATTTTGTGGATATGGAGTAGGGTGTGGTATGATAGGGGGTGTAATTCTATAATGTCCAGTTGGATAACAATTTTGAATGTAACCCTGCCTATAATATCTTACTTCACATTGATTCATCGCAGGTTGTGCATAGTATGCAGGTGATTGCATGTTATACATTGGCATGGTGTTAATTTGTGGCATTGAATTTGGTTGCATAGAGTTGCCAATTAAAGCACCAACTACCAATCCACCTATTGCAATATTTCTTTCACGTACCGACAAATCAGCCTGTGCAATAAGTGGGGTAGCTATTAACGCCAAACCTAAAATTGCTTTATGTATTGTTTTCACGATTATGTTCCTTTATAACATTTAGTAAAATTTCTTCAACTAAACTATTTATGGTAATATCACGATAATGTGCACGTTTAGCTAAATCATAAAACAAATCTTCCTCAATAGGAATTTGAATACGCTTATCAAAAGGCAAATTATTCCATATTGCCAAACCTTTTTCTAAAAAATCTTCATACACTTCCAAATCAATAAATTTAGTATTGTCAAATGCAATACTATTATCTATTTTTTTTTCTTCTGCCTCATTTTTTAAACTATCAGAATAATCAGGATTTACATACCGATAAGGGCGTTCACCTTCGTTTTTAGGCCACACTTCACATTGATAAACAACCTGTGTTTCACTATCAAAAATGACACTAGCGGTTGCATGATCATTTTCAAAATCTAAGAACCTAGCATTTGAGCCATAACAATGCCATTGATATTCACTACCATCAGTAATTTTATAATTAAAAACTTCAAAAAGGTCTTTTAGGTTCATAACATCCTCACATAATATTTAAAAGTCTATCATAGCAAAAAGCCAATTTATTTAAAAGTATTTAGGGCAGGCTTTAACTCTGCAATTAAAATAGTCTCACGTTGGTGTGCTTCTTTTTTACCACGTACTACCTCCAACTTACTAAACACAAACGATTCTGGTCCTTGTGTTCTAAGTGCAACACACAAACCCCAACTTTTATTCTCAGTTAAAGCCCTTTGCAAATGCTTTTGCATACGCCTACGTAACGTTTTATATACGTTGCCATTGTAAATAAGGGCTGTCAACCCAATGTACTTTTCACCTGTGAACTTGTTTTCAATCAGGTAAATTACATGGTTCCTGTCACTGCGTTTTTTACGATTCTTTAGCATAAAAGACATTATACACCCATACACATTTATTGTCAAATACTAATCTGCTTATTTTTTAAGCAACTTTTCCAAGAAAAACTGTTGTTTTTTAACAACATCTGCTTCCCATGGAAGTTGCAAGTATTCTGCATAAGACAAGTTGTATACTTTATGTTTTGGGATCTCGTATCCGAAATCCCATACATATGATCCATTTCTGCCCATAGCAAGTTGCCCTGTGGTAATTTGACTTAGATGAATTATTTCGTGGGTCAATACATATACTGTTTCATTTATTCCCAAATCTATATTTAATTTAATTCTATTTTTGTACCTAGGATCTACAATTGTTTCTCCATAAGTTGAAAATCCTAGTTTACGCATTTCAAATATAATTTTATCAGGTAATTTAAAATGTTGTTTAGCGACATTTACAACCTTATTTAAAACAATTTCTTTATTAGAATCAAAACGTCCATCAATATACAAAAATTTGTTTTCACTTGTCATAAGGTTATTTAGCCACAAAAAAAGGGCCATATGGCCCTAATTAATAAAACTGCCCATATATACTTAACCCCTCATTACGCATACGTTTAATTGTAGGGCATAAACTACTACATACACCATGACAACGTAAATTTACTGTACTAAACAATCCGCTATCATATGATTCAGGTATAGCCATAATACTTAAATTACTAATAGGCTTGTCTTGAAAAGTCCATAAGTAATTACTACTTGTGGTATAATAATTTTGCAATGGTAACTGCACTGTAAAATAGTTAGGATAATTTGTTAATTGCTGAGATTGTAACCAAGTATACATATCATTATTTCTAGCATTAATCCAAAACCTATTACCTTTGAGAAAAGTTGGACTAACTTCAGTAAGCGGTAAATTACTGCCTAAATATATGATGTTATCAACACGCCAAGCATCTACCATGCAATTAAACCCATAACCAAATGCTTTCGCAATTTGGCTAGGGGTATTTTCAACACTTGGATCTTCTCCGTTAATTAAGCCTCTGTAAGAAATGTATAGCATGAACTATTTATTACATTACTTCAATAGGCCCATTACCGTTTTTGAAACCAACATGTCCACCTTCTTCCACAATACGTTTTTGAGCGTCCTCAAAAAGAATTGGGGCAAAGTCTATGCATTCTACACTAACATTAAAGTAACGTTTATCAATTTTGTTATCTTTCATTACTCTGTTAGCGTGAAGATGTCCATGTATGTTGCATCCAAATCTTGCAAGACTTTCTTCATGTATAGGTACGTGACTAAGAATAAGTCCATTCATAACATGATATCCTCGAATGTCCCTAAAGTGTTCGGTGTAATCACTAAGTTTAAAAATATCATGATTACCACGAATAAGAACCTTATCTCCGTTAAGTCTACTTAATATTTGCAGTGACTTACGTGAAATAACAACGTCTCCAAGATGATATACTTTATCCTTAGGACGTACACGGTCGTTCCATCGTTTAACCATTTCTTCATCCATTTCCTCAGCACTCCTAAATGGACGAAGTGGACTTCCATCCATACGTTTAAAAACAGTACAGGTTTTTTCGTGACCAAAATGTGTGTCACTTATAAGCCATACAGCAGGCATATTAATCTCCTTTATTAATTTGGAGCGGGTAGAGGGAATCGAACCCTCAACTCAACCTTGGCAAGGTCGTGTGTTAACCGTTAGCACCATACCCGCAAGTTTTGTATCTATTGGTTGATTATTTAGGTTTATAATGTATTAAATGCCAAAGCTCGGAATACATTTTTATTTTATTAACAACAACAAGTTTTGCTAACTTTGCCCAATCTTCTACATATCTATGGTCATTTTCTACAATAAATAAATCTGCATCATCTGTTATATAATCACGTATATGGGTAAAAAATTTATTATGTGTTTCCATGTTATAATCAACCAGGCACCTCGTTAAATTCATTTTATCTTTTTCATCAGGTGAATTATCATTTTCAAAAAGTATAGGTTCCCAAACATGTGGAGGATTACCTATAACCAAATCATATTTTTCAGTAGTAGGTATATTAGATATATTTGCGGTAGTGTAAACAGTTACCTTATCAGCAATATTGTTATCTAAAGCAGTTTTTTTACACATAGATGTTGCAAATTCATAATAATCATTAAAAACAATTGTCTCACATAAATCTAATCCATACATGTGAAAACCAAAAGCTCCTAGTCCAGCACACCATTCAAAACACCTATTATATTTATTTTTTGTTTTATATTTACTTACCAAGTTACCAAATTCCTCATAACCTGATGTGCCTCCACAATCTAAATGATTAGTAAAGCTCAATGTGATTCCAGAATTAAGTTTGTAAGTTATAGGGGTAATTTCTTCCAAATCTCTGTTTCCCTTAGTATTAACATCTACTACTGAAACCCCATCATTTTTTATAAAATTATTATGCATAATAAAGTCCTATTATTGGAGCGGGCGAAGGGATTCGAACCCTCTTCATTAGCTTGGAAGGCTAAGTCCTCTCCCAGGAGAACACCCGCACAATATTATTTATTCGCCTATACTTTGTAAGAAAATATCTGTTAACATCATCATAGTGAAATTAAATGATATAATAGTTTTTCTTAATTTCCTAGTTATAATGGGTGCTCTATGTACTACATAACTTGGAAATATTAATATATCTCCTTCAGCAATATCAGGCGTAAATGGTTTACATAAACAAGGTAGAATAAGTTCAGTTTTAGGAGCGTATTTTGGCAATTCTAAATAATATATACCTGTAAAGTTGGATCCATGCGTGTGCCAACCATGTCTACCATTCTTTTTATATTGCTGAAACCACAACTCATCTATACGTATATTTTTATATCCATTATCATTTGCAATTTCTAATAATTTAGAATTTAAATATGGCAAAAATATATCTTTCCATTTTTGATTAGTGTCGCTACTTTGCCAATCTAATTTACTAATAAAATTATTATCATCTACAAGGCTATTGTTTGTGCTAATTTTAGAAATTTCATTTAATAATAATGGCTTTATAGCCGTATGATTTGGTAAAGAATCAATAATATAAAATGTTTCAAATAAAAATTTTTTCATCTATCTAAATTTTCTTTTCCTAATTTATTTTCCATAAGCTTAACAAACTCAATATCATTACTTAATATACGATATTTTCCGTCTTTTCTATATCTAATATGAGGTATTTTGTTTTCATTAAAAACCTTGTACAACCAATCAATAACTTCATTAGATAAAACTGCACCACCATAATTAACATCTAAAAAAGCATAAGTATCTAAATATCTTTCAACAAAGATAACACCAATCGTACTTGGTTTAAAATGATTTGGAACAAGCCGACTAGTTTTCCAAAAACACTTAAACGTAACACATGGATCATGTGGTCTAAACTCATAAATGTTACACCCATTTTTTCCTGACCAATAACACTTTTTTCCAGGATAAAAGTCATGTCCATGTGCGGTACCTGTTAACCAACCATCACAACATTTAGTGCACCCATTACATGAACGCTCTATTTTAATTGGAACGATTGATGCCATATTTTATTACTTGAGTCCGCACTGTAATACTTATTTTAGATTATCAAAAGAGAAATTTAAACCTTGTTTAAATAAATTTTTTGCAATTAATTTGGCAGTATCTTTTAACTGTATAGAAGGCTGATGAACACCATCTCGTGCTTTATGCACTGGCAATAAATTATATGACATTCTGCTTTTAGGATAATTTTCACATCCTAAAATATCTGCTGTGTCTTCATCCCAACTTAAATCATAATAAATACACTTCGATCCGAAAATATTTTTACTAGCTAATCTTGCAAAGTATGCATATGTTTCTGCATTATGTTCAGTACCTAACCAATATTCTGACCAAAAGTTTGCAAATTCACTCGCTGAACTTAGGCTTACAACAACTTCTGGTTTATACATCGTAAATCTTGAAAAATTAGGCCAAATAATTACAACTGCTAAAGGCAATTTGTAAAATTCACTTAATATAATGGAATTATGATGTATAAAATTAATACTCTTACCACCACTACCTAAATTAATAACTGGTATATTAGTGATATCTTGCAAATAAGAACTAATTGTTTCAGAATCATCCACTCCAATACCAAATACGGTAGAACAACCAAATATTACAATTGATTCTTCCCATTTTATTGAAGAAAATTCTGGCGCTCTATAACCTAAACTATTAACTGTATAATTTACTTCGTGAGTTCTGTAATACCAGTCACTAGGAAATTTTTTACAGTGTTCCTTAAATAACTTTTCATGATCTCCGCCGAACCACTTATTTTTTCCAACCTGTGCCCAAGTACCATCATAAATTTCGAATCCTGATGGTAAAAAGGTTTGACTACTTTTTATTTTTTTAAACATGTATCTACTCCAATTCTTTCCATTTGTTTAATGGACAACTAGCGTATTTAATGCTAGTTTTGATTGGCATAAAACATTTACATATCTTACACAAATTTATAAAAAAATGTTCACAGGACTTGCAAATATCAAATCTTGTTTTTGCGTAATCTTCACTAAATTCATTTTTATCCATATTATATCTACAATTTTTGGTAGTAGACTAGGGATTCGAACCCTACCGTTCCAGCCCATCTGACCAGTCTCCAGAGTTTATAAATCTCCGCCGCACACCAGTGCTATCTACCATATTTTGGTGCCCCCTCACGGAGTCGAACCGCGCACCAACGGATTATGAGTCCGCTGCTCTAACCATGCATGAGCTAAGGGGGCAATTTTTTACTACGTTCTGTTAACTTTTTTCTAAAGTCATCTGCATATATTTCTATTAAACAACGATTTTCATATTTTACTCTATCACGCCTGTTTTCGCTTGCAGTACCCCAATACAAATGCTCAGGGTTACTACATTTGCTATTATTACATGCATGACAGACATGTATGATATGTCCTTTAGGTATTGTTGTCTCTAGTAAATGGGCTAGTAGACCTTTACAATAAGTACTTCCTCCACCTCTTTCTATACAGGCTGTGTCTAGGTTTAAGTGTACAGTGCGAACATCTTTAGGAAGTTTAATATACTGATATATATCCTGCATATTGTATTTACAATCTGTGATATAGTAAATAATATTTTGGAGCATCGGATAGGATTTGCACCTACGAATCAACGGTTTTGCAGACCGCGCCATTAGTCTTCTCTGGTACCGATGCATAATTTGGCCCGTCATGAAGGATTCAAACCCCCGACCTCTTGGTCCGTAGCCAAGCGTTCTATTCTGCTGAACTAATGACGGATTAAACTGGGGTGATCTATGAGGATTGAACTCATACTTTTTCGGTCACAACGAAATGTGCAGACCACTACACTAAGATCACCATTGATTGGCGGAAGCGGGCGGAGTTGAACCCCCAAGGCGTTATTAACGCTCAACTGTTTTCAAGACAGGTACCGTCGCCA